GGTGCTGCTAATACAGGAACTTCCTTAGCAGTCATTAACGTAACAGCAGGTACAACATATCCTGCAACCATCGTCGGTAATCCATATGGATTTACACTCAAACAATCAAAGACAAAACTTTGTTTCCAAGATAGTGTTGGAACAAACTGTAATGCTTCGGTGACTATTGGCGGAAGTGCCAATGGAAATACTGATAAGGTTGTTGCATCATCTTTGGATTTGAATACTGCTGGCGATGGCAATATCATATGGCACACTAGACTTGCTAGTGGATACTCTTACATAAACGTTTAACATGGAATTACCAAAAATTAAAAATGAAGACTTGCCACAAGAACTCAAAGAGATTCTTGGTGATGGTGATGCAGAGTTTGAGTCTGTGATTGATGCTGCAGACTTCATTGATGTGCAGATCAACCCTGACTATTATTATGAGGGTCGTCATGAAACCGCAAAGTTGTTATTAGAATCAAGAAAACAATTACAAGAATATAAACGAAATGAGATTCAAAGATACTATCAAAGGAGCCAAGAAGATACTGAAAAGAGCTAAGAAGCATCCTTCCTATTACAGTGATGCAGAACTAGCATATGTGAAGATTCTCAAGAGGCAGGCAAAGGACTCTTTAGAGAAAAAACAGACCGAACAAAGGTGAGTATAAGAAAAGTATAAATATTCCTCGTAACGTTACAATATTGTAACACTTCCCTTTTCTTCAAAGATGTGTTATAATATCACCAAGCGATCGGAAGTCGATCCGATCCATCATCTGCGGGTATTCATTCCGCAAGCAAACAAACGAGGTATTAATTCAATGATCAAATCTGCAATCGCAACACTCGCCGCCGCTGCCGCAATCGTGGCTCCGTCTGCTGCCCTTGCTGGTCCCTACGTAAACGTAGAAACCAATGCTGGTTGGACTGGAAGCGAGTATAATGGCGCTGGAACTGACCTGCACGTAGGGTACGAAGGTGCCGTGGGTGAAAACGGTTCCTACTACGTTCAGGGCGGTGCTACCGTGCTGACTCCTGACGGTGGCGACAGCGACACCGTTCCTTCTGGTAAGGCAGGTCTGGGTCTGGGACTTACCGAGCGCCTTGGTGCTTATGGTGAAGTTTCTTTCGTAGGTAGTGGTGACGAAGATCTTGACCGTGGATACGGAGCTAAGTTGGGTGTGAAGTACAACTTCTGATCAACCGTTCTACATAGGTTAAATCTGGGGGACCTAGGTCCCCTTTTTTATTCTTTAAACAATTATGAAATTTGCAGTATATACACGGACTGGGTGTCCGTATTGTGACAAAATCAAAACGGTTCTCTCGGCAAAAGGTTATAGATACGAAGAGTACCAATTAGATGTTCATTACAATCGACAGGACTTCTATAAAGAGTTTGGGCATGGTAGCACTTTCCCTCAAGTTCTGTTAGACTCTAAAAAGATCGGTGGATGCACCGATGCTGTCAAACACCTAAGAGAAAATAATCTTATCTAATGAACGACGAATTTTACGAACTTGTTGACAACGCTATTGATGCTGCTTTTGAAAAGGATTGTTTTCTTTTTAATTGCTACACGTATCTGAAGCATAGTAATACTACTAGAAGAGAAGTTCGTACATTTATCAATTCCACCTCAGCAAAGAACGTTGCTCTAACCTGTGCTGATTTAGATGCATACATCAAAGGTGGAGATAAGATTGTTCGTGAAGCATATGGATTTCTGGGAAAACCTAAAGCAAGAAAGATACATAAGTATCTTGAGAAGATTTTGACTGATGCTGTAAAGTATGAGGCAGACAGGAAACCAGGACGTAAAAAGCTTTCTAAATAATGACAGTTCATACATAGGAGGTTGGTTTCCAAGAGCACACTGTAAAACCAAGGGGGAACCATGCTAATTGCATTAGCAGTCTTAGTAACAATCGGTGCATTCATTCTAGGAATCACCGTTTCCTGGCTAGCAAAAGGATACGTTGAAGATTTTATCGAAAACGCTGCCTATGCTAAGTCAGTAACACATCCAGAAATGTTTGATGAAAATGGAAACATGTTGATGGATGATCTGATTTACATCAGACCTGACACTCAATACTGGGATCCACAATTTGAATCAGATGATGATGATTAATTAATCGGAGTTTATTATGCCTACACGATCTATTGAAAATAGCAACTCTAGGTTGCTTATAAGTGAGATCTTACGCAAGGTCTCAAATGCTAAAACAAAAAAAGAAAAAGTTGATTTGCTGAGGAAACATAACACACCTGGTCTTCGTCAATTATTGATTATCAATTTTGATGACAGCGTTGTTTCTCTTCTACCTGAAGGGGACGTTCCCTATACACCCAACGATGCTCCCGTTGGTACAGATCACACTCGCCTAGAGCAAGAGTATCGTGGTCTGTATAGATTCTTCAAAGGTGGTGCTAAACTTCCTTCTCTTAAAAGAGAGTCTATGTTTGTGCAACTGTTAGAGGGTCTATCATCTGAAGAGGCAGAACTTCTTGTCTTGGTTAAAGATGGTAAACTTACTGAGAGTTATAAGCGCATTACAAAAACGGTTATTCAAGATGCATTCCCCTCAATTGAGTGGGGAGGTAGATCTTGAGTAAAACTGGTGTAAGAATAATGAAGCAAGCATGCGATCCAAAAGAAGCTGAGGATCGCACTTTACCTTATTCATGTTACTTAGTTTCGTACTTAGTTGATGGTACAACAACCTATGACCTGGCAACGACAGGTGGGGTAGTAGAATTATTCGATTACTATTGGGATCTATATAAAAAAGATTTCTTAGAATTTAAACAAACAGAAGGGAGAATTAATCCAAAACTATGGGTGGATCCGAACGCACCAAAAGCGAAAAAAGGAAAATGACAATCTATTTTGACAAACGTGCTGAAGTAGAACAGGCAGAAGAAGCTGCTGCAGTAGAAGAAAAGCAGCAAAAAGAATTGGCAAAGCAAGAGGCGAGTAAAGCACTTGCGTTCTTGCTTTCAACATTTGTTGTCAAACCTTTCATTTTCATGCTATTATGGAACTGGTTAGTGCCAAGTATATTTGGACTCGCTGCCATTGGATACCTCAAAGCACTTGGATTGTATATGTTAACTCGCATTATTATCGATAAGAATGACTAAAGTATGTTTGATCTCTGTTACTCCTGATGCAGAGAAGACAATTGGATACATTGCTCGTGTGAGTAATCCTGCTAATCAGGAGAACCCAAAGATTGCAGGACTATTGAAGTATTGTATTAAGCATGGACACTGGTCTGTGTTTGAACAAGCGTCTATGACTCTAGAGATTCACACCACTAGAGCAATCGCAGCTCAAGTGCTGAGGCACAGGTCATTCACATTCCAAGAGTTTTCTCAACGGTATGCTGACAGTTCTATGTTGGCAGATAAAATTGATATCCCAGAACTTCGTCGTCAGGATACCAAGAATCGTCAGAATAGTATTGATGATATCGATCCTTTCCTGAGACAGAAGTATGAAATCTTGATGCAACATCACTTTGAAGAAGGGATGAAATTGTATAAGGATATGCTTGAGTCTGGTATTGCAAAGGAATGTGCAAGAAATGTGCTTCCTTTATGCGTAGGGACAAAAATGTACATGACGGGCAATCTTCGTAATTGGATCCATTACATCCAACTGCGTTCCGCCAATGGCACCCAGAAGGAGCACCAAGAGATCGCACTTGCTGCTCAACAGCATTTCATCTGTCAGTTCCCAGTCATCTCACAGGCGCTTGAGTGGTGTCCTGAGGGCGACTGCGGATGCTCTCAACAATTAGATGAATGTAATTGTATTCAACCCGCTTTGAGGATCGACTAATGCCTACTTATCCAGTAAAAAATAAAGAGACGGGAGAGTCAAAAGAACTCTCTATGTCAATGACAGACTACGATCAATGGAGAAAAGATAATCCAGACTGGGATAAAGACTGGTCTGCTGGTATCGGTGGTCACATGTACGGTAAACCTAAACCTGATGACGGTTTTAAAGAAGTCATGTCTAAAGTTCAAAAAGCACACCCTCGCGCAAACCTGAGTCGGTTCACCTAAATTATGGCAAGAGCAAGAAAAAAAACTGGTAGTCCTCAAACGTATCCAAACGGTATGAGTGCAAAGCAGATGAAGAGGAAGAAACCTATTGATTCCTCATACATGGTTCCTATCAAACCTTTGACTGACAATCAAACTACTGCGTTTGAGAGTTATGAACTGGGTAAGAACTTGCTATTGCATGGAGCAGCAGGTACTGGTAAAACATTTATCACATTGTATCTCGCATTGACAGAGGTACTTGACGAAAACACACCTTATGATAAGATATACATTGTAAGGTCTCTGGTGCCTACTCGTGAGATTGGTTTCCTTCCTGGAGATCATGAAGATAAGTCTGCACTTTATCAGATTCCATACAAGAACATGGTAAGATACATGTTCAGTATGCCAGATGATAATTCTTTTGAGATGTTGTACGACAATCTCAGAGCACAAGAAACTATCTCATTCTGGTCAACTTCATTCATTCGTGGTGTCACTCTTGACAATGCGATTGTTATCGTTGATGAGTTTAGTAACTTAAACTTCCACGAACTTGATTCTATGGTCACTCGCATTGGTGAGGACTCTAAGATTATGTTCTGTGGTGATATCACACAGTCCGATTTGGTAAGAGAGAACGAGAGGACAGGAGTATCTGACTTCATTCGTATCCTTCAGAACATGCAAGAGTTTTCTTGTATTGAATTTGGCATTGATGATATTGTTCGTTCTGGTCTGGTTAAGTCGTACCTGATCGCAAAATACAATCTTGGTTTCTAATGCCGTTTAATTTTATTGATGTTAACCTCAAAGAACATGTTGAGGTTGAAGCAGTGAACCGTGATGGTACTCGATTTTATCCTATCCCTGGAGCAGATAAATATTATCCGAGTGTTACCTCAATCACATCGTTTAAAAACGCTGAGTTCTTCAAAAAATGGAGAGCTAGAATTGGTGAAAACGAGGCGAATCGCATCACCGCTCGTGCTACACAGCGCGGCACAGCATTCCATTCTATCACTGAAGATTATTTCAAAGGTGACTTAGATCTAAACAGATACTTGGAAAATAATCCATTATCTGTTAGAATGTTCCAGTTAGCAAAATCTACGTTGGATCGAATCGATAATGTACATTGTCTAGAGACCTTTCTCTATTCACATTATCTCGGTCTAGCAGGTCGAGTAGACTGTATTGCCGAATTCGATGGTGAATTGGCAGTGATCGATTTCAAAACCTCTACTAAAGATAAGAAAGAATCGTACATCGAGAACTATTTTGTTCAAGAGACTGCATATGCAGCGATGTTCTTTGAAAGGTCAGGGATTGAGGTAAAGAAAATTGTCACAATTATCGCCACTGAAGAAGGCTCTGTTCAAGTATTTGAGAAGTACAATCTTGATGACTATTTACAATTACTCAAGTCCTATATTGAAGAATTTGTTAGGGGAAGACATGCCTAAAGAGCAGATTGAGGACAAGTTCCTCACACCAACTAAATTCTCTTTGGAGATTGAGCGCTTGGTTAAAAAGAGCGATGGTTTAATTACATACATTGAAGCAGTGGTAACCTACTGCCAAGAGAATGATGTTGAACTTGAAACTGTTCCCAAGCTTATTAACAAACCGCTGAAAGAACGTCTGCGTCATGAGGCACAGCGTTTAAACTACATGAAACAATCATCTAAAGGAGTTCTACCACTGTGACTGGATTTGAAGTGTATAAAATGTATCTTGCATTGAAACAGCACTTCACTAAATCTGATTACGATTACTTCAAATATAGAGGTAAGGTCCGTGCTAATGAAAGTTCCTTTGAGCAAAGACGTGACCGTTATTTCTTTAAAAAACTAGCGACAAGGCATTCCGATAAAAGACTATTGGAATACTTTGTCGCTAATTTTATATCAGATCCTCAGGGATATCTAAGATCATTTAGTGAAGATATATACTCTGAGTGGAGGATACATCAAGAATCTTTCACTTATAAGTTTAAACAAGAGATCGATTTACTATTAGAAGATCTCAATACACCATACGAACAAACGTTTGAAACTATTTTCCATACCAAGCGTGGAGAACACCCCCATCTAATAAAACGGTACTTTGCTGGTGAAGTATCAATAGAAACACTCACTGTATTAGAACATTGTTTAGGGTATGTTAATGATCTTGATAAGAAGTTAACAGATCCCATGTGGAAGGACACTAGGATGCGAATTAAAAAATATGAACCGTTCCTTTCAATAGAATGTAAGAAATATAAAGGAGTCATTTTAGACGCTATCAAATTAAAACTATGAGTTTTTTCCAATCAGAACAAGTACAAGAGAATTTACAGGATATATTTAAAACTTATCAGCAGGTTGCAGCAGTCACATCTCAACTTGCTACTATGAATACGCAAGAGAAACTAGAACACATTGAAGATTGTAAGATCTTAATTGATAAGCAGAGAAATTTTTGTTTTAGATTAACTCTCGCTGCATCAGATGACCCTGAGGCGGCTGACATGAAGAGCAGGATCAATTCTTTGACCACTGCCTTTGGGTATAAAGACCTCATGGAGTGTCTAGATGCCATGCTTATGACACTTGACCAAGCTGCACAGAGGGAGCTTGACCAACCCTAAATAGTATGCTACGATAACCTAGTAGCAGACAAAACAAACTACACATTCAATACGGAGAATACTAACATGTCTTTTGCATCTCTCAAGAAAGCGTCGTCAGCAGGCAATACGTTTGCTAGATTGACCAAAGAGATCGAGAAACTTAACCAACCTACTGCTGGTGGTGGCGCTGATGAGCGTCTTTGGAAACCTGAACTGGACAAGTCTGGTAATGGTTATGCAGTAATCCGATTCCTCCCTGCTCCTGATGGCGAAGACATGCCTTGGGCGAAGATCTGGAGTCATGCTTTCAAGGGTCCTGGCGGACAGTGGTACATTGAGAACTCTCTCACCACTGTTGGTAAGGATGATCCTGTTGGCGAAATGAATCGCGAACTGTGGAACAGTGGTCGTGATAGCGATAAGGAGATCGCTCGTGCTCAGAAACGTAAACTCTCCTACTACAGCAACATCTATGTTGTAAGTGATCCTGCACACCCCGAGAACGAAGGTCGTGTGTTCCTCTACAAGTTTGGTAAGAAGATCTTTGACAAACTGGTTGAAGCAATGCAACCTGCATTTGCAGACGAGTCTCCTCTAGATCCTTTCAACTTCTGGAAAGGTGCTGACTTCAAACTGAAGATCCGTAAGGTTGATGGTTATTGGAACTATGATAAGTCTGAGTTTGCTGCACCTAGCACTCTTGGTAACTTTGATGATGACAAACTGGAATCTATTTGGAAAGAAGGATACTCTCTTGCAGAGTTTGAAGATGCTAAGAACTTCAAGTCCTATGAGGATCTGAAGAAGCGTCTTAACATGGTTCTTGGACTTACTTCTGCACCTGCACGTCGTGTTGATGAGTCCTTTGAGGATGAGTCTGAGGGTCGTGGTAATTTCAACTCTCCTGATATCATGGCATCTAACCAACCTGATT